TTCAGTTGACATTTCTTCAAATTCTTCCATCATTGGTGGTTCTTCAAATTCCATCTCGGTAAATGTTTCTTCTTTTATATCCAAATCATCTACACTTCCCATATCCTTATCTGTTTCAAAAAAATCAAACATATCACCCATTTCCATTCCATCAAAAACACCAGCAAACATATCTTCAATATCTTCTTCTACTATACTTGTTTCAAATGTTTCTTCAAAAACTTCATCTTCTTTTAAATAAACTTCTTCTTCAAAAAATTCTATTTCTGTATCAACGTATACATCTTTTTCTTCAAATTTTTCTTCAATTGAATCTTCAACTATTTCAAGGTCTTCAAATATATCATCAGTTATATCAGTTATGCCTTCATCGGGACAAGTTGATGGTGTTTGTTCCCAGCAAAATACAACTGCTGTGCTAACTGATTCTGTTATAACTGTACTTGATGTTGTAACAGGGGCAACCCATTGAGTAGTAATCTCATTGTATTCTATATCTAATTCTATATCATCAATATCTGGGCCACGATGAGAGGAAGCACTATAATTCTGACCATCATTTTTTACAGTTACTTTAATAGTATAATCTGTTTCTGTATTTCCGTTGTTAATATAAGTATCGGTATAATTAACAAAAACATTACCAGTATTGCTAGCATTTTTCCCAGATAGTATTCTTTCTTGTGTCGTTACATTTCCACTAGCACCTGTTATAGTTTGTGTCATTGTAGTAGTATTAGTAATATTATTCCAATACCATATGTCTGCTGATAATTCAGATTTAAATCCATTATTAATTTCTGCTTGAGTTAATTCACCATCATCTTTAACAGATATACTTTGTTCTATTTTGGAATCAAGTCCAGAGGCAAAAGAACCGCCTGGTGTATTACCACCACCAGATGAAAGACTATTATGGCCATGGTCATAACCAGTAATCGTCCAACCGTCATCTGAATATGTGTTCCCTGTACCAAAAGTAGAGTTCGTTAAAACATCTCCTGTTTTTGTTGTTTGTTCTGAAACAACATTTTGATTATAACCGGGTACAGTTGTTGTGGTTGTAGTGTTTGTGGTAGTAGTTGTGACAGTTGAGATATCACCTTGTTGTGGTGTATTTTGTTGAATAACATCTACTGATGTTGAAGTAGTTGTAACATTTGCTCGAGTTATTCCAGTCCAAGAACACGATGCTATAAAAACTATGAAAAGATACTTTAATATAGTTTTAACGTATTTGAACAAAATATTCTCCAATAATTAGTTCGTATGTGGAAGTTTAACTCCACCAACACTTTGGTGTCCAGAAAAGTCAACAGGTTTAGAGTCTAAATGTTCAATTTTAAAATCCAAGTTAAACCAAGAACTCTTTTCTTTCTTTGGAATATTAGCTTTTTCTTCTTTTTTAATTTCCTCTTGTAATTTTTCTAGTTCTTTCATTTTTCTTTTAGTTTCAATTTCTGCTTTCTTTTGTTCTGCTTTTTTAATCGCATCAATTTTCTTTTGTGCTTCTTTACTTAATTTTTGGTTGATATATTCTCTCTTTTTAAGTTTGTCTGTGTATCTATCATAATCTGGTCTTTCTATATCATATTTTTTCCATTGTGCATTAGCTGCACTACCAATATTTCCTTCGAATGGACAAGGTGTACCTGCATGTTCCATAGCAGAAAATACTCTATCATCTTGACAAAGAATTGCTATTGATGCAACTCTCATTTGATAATCATAAAGAAGTTTTGATAATTTCATTCGTTCACAATTTTCATCAGTAAAATATGTTCCACCTGATACACCAAGACCAAGTGTTTGCATACCAAAACCTACACCAACTGTACAAAGGTCTTGTGAGTAACTTGACATAGAAGGCGCACTTGCATTTCCAACAGGTATGGATTTTTGATTTGTTGTTGATGAATTGCTTGTGGTGCTAGTTGTATTATTAACTTGTCCGTCATTGTTGTTTGTAGTTGTACTAGTATACCCACCACTTATAGAAGTGTTACTGCCACTTGCATTAGTTTGATTAGACGTGGATTGGTCGTTTGCAAAAACAGGATTTAATGGAGTGAATATAATCACCAATATCAGGAAAAGAAATAAAAATTTATGCATATGAAACCTCTAAAATACTNTATTTTGTAGTCACATATATTTATAAATTTATAGAATTTTATCTAACAAAATTGTTAAAATAATTGGGTATTATTGTTGTTTGCCTAAAGTAAAATCAATCAATTTTTGTTGATTTCTTCGTCCTCGTTCTTCTTGTGCTTGTCCTTTCCAATTAAAAATAATTTCACCTAAATCATTATCAAGTAATTCTTTAAGTTCGTCCTCAGAGAATTCTCCAAAAACTTGTTCCACTTGAGTTTCTAATTGTGATAAAAGTTTATTTATTTTTGTAGTAATAAAATCATTATTATTAATTTTGTTCTTGCTCATATTGTTTCCCATATTTACAAATAAAATAAGCATCAACTATATCAGTCAAAGGGTTTGATATAGAAGAATTCAAAATATTTTGTAAATCAATTTTGGTTTCATTATAGAATGCTTCATACATTAATTCTTTATCAGCATTTCCTTTTCCAGTAGCATATTTTTTTATAATGCTCGGTGGTAATAAGATAATAGGATTGCCTTGTAGATAAAGATTATATTTTAAGATGCCAGTATTTTCTGCTATGTTAAAAACTCTGCCTTTACTTCCAAAAGAATAGTCTTCGAGATATACCTTTACAGAATTATCCAGATTCAGATGCACCATTATCCAATTCGAAAGTGCGTGAAATCTTTCTTGTTGAGATGTCCAATCTTTATAGAGAGATTGTCCCATAATTTTATCTTCAGCAAAATGTCCAAGATATTTGTTCTTATCGGTTAAATAAAAAATCTTACAAGTAGACCAAGATACATCTTCGTTATATGATAAACATATCGCAGGACTGCTCATCGAGTAATCAATTCCAACCTTTTTTAATCCACTACCATATAAATTTACATTTTTTATCATTTCAAATCAATCATTTTAAGTCGTTTTAAGGGGTAGGATACAAACACCCTTGTCGCTATTAACAGCGTCCAAATACCCCTTTAAAATGTCTGTGGCACTAAGATATACCAGCGATTCCCGTTGGAGTAGTAAAGGTTACATCACAACCCTCTGGCCCACTACACGCTAATTCTTGACTAGCGATAGTCTGGTCAGATAGTTCATATTTACTTAGTAATCCCCAGTCCACATCTTTCGGCATTTTTTTCACAAACTCATTATACTCTTTCTCGGTACAATCTTGATATGGAGCTTGTTTATAGATATGGTCACTATGAGGTAGAAAAGAAACACCAGACATATAATCAAAATTGTCATAAACCCAAGCACCAACTGCCATCCACTCATCTTCTTTTACAGAAATAGTTACAGATGGTTTATGCTCGCACCAATTTACTTGATATATTTTCCAAATTGCTAGTTGTTCTATTGCACTCATATCAGTTCTAAAAACGGAATCTTTATCTGCTTTTTGTGGAAAAGAAAAAACAATACTATGTTTATTCATATAATCTTCTTCATAAGGAAATCCAGCATCAATCATTAATTGTGTTAATGGGTCTTTCGCATCTCCACGCACAGTCCTAATATAAAATGGATTATGTCTTGTATGAATACCAGACGCAGAATCTACTAATTGAGAAACTGTACCAGATGGTTTAACACAGGTGGTTGCAACTGATTGATTAATACCAATATCTTTTGCATACTTTTTATTTGTATCAACTGCAATTTGTTTTAATTCTTGTAATCTTTTTTCTAAACCACTTTCTTTACCATTTGTAAAACGACATTCCATAATACCTGTAAGTGAAACTCCAAGAAGTCTTTCTTCTTTACAATTCTTGTTCCATTCTTTAGCAATATATTTAAAATTGACTAATGTAGATTGAAAAGTTCCTAAAATGGTTGCAAGTTTTACTTTTTCTTTTAAAGTTTCCATAGTATCTTCTGCTCTTACCACGACTTCTGATAAATTACAGAATTCTCTTGAACGTAAAATAATTTCAGAACAAGGATTAGTTCCAAATTCTATTCCATCAGTTTTTCTTCTACCATTTTCAGAAGCAACCCTAACGGCAGCATCACGATTAAAAATTCCTCTTTCACCAGATTTAGAATCATACAACGACCTCCATTCTTTTAAGAATATTCCCATATCTGGAGTTTCAGTATATATCGCAGAATTATTTGCAAGTGCTCTTTGTGGTTCTGTTTCCCACCATCTTCCAGTCTTTGCTGCTCTCATTCTATCATCAGATAAATTAGAAAGAGAAATTAATGCAGAACGTCTTACACCACCGACAACAACAACCTCTGCAATCTTACAAATAATATCATGACATTCAAGAGAAGTAAGTTTTCTACCAGCGGCACTACGCATTACCTTAACAGAAAATTTAAATAAATCATCTAATGGTTCTGGCCCAGATGCACGACCACCAAAAGTTTTTAATGGTGCTCCTGCTGGTCTTACTTTACTTAAATCCCATTTTGGAACTTGTCCATGATATAACATCGCAAGAAGTTCTTTGAATGCTTTTGCCCAACCAAGTTTTGAATCTGCGACAATTATTTTTGTATCACTAGGATGAAATTCTTCTGCGACATCTGGAAGATTATTAACCGATTGTCTATCAACAGAAAATCCTACTCCAGTTCCATTCATTAAAATGTAAAGAATTTCGTCAAATGCTTGTGGTCTATCTACTGCAACATACGAACAATTATATCCTGCTATGTTTTCTTTTTCAAGTGCTTCACCAGCAGTCATAAGACATCTCATAGATGGCATAATTTTTAAGTCTAAAATATAGTCTTTCAGTTGTTTCTGTAACTTATCTGTCATTTTATATTTGTGCATTTTTTGTAAATAAGATTCAAAAAAAGTAAAATATCTTGATACTGTTTCTTCCCATGTTTCTCGTCTATTTTCCTCAGGCATCCATCTTGAATATCTTGATAAATGAATAAATTGTTGATATTGAGTAGGTAAGTTTTTTTGCATTTGTTTATATCTCCTTAAATTTTCTTCCAGTTTATGAGTCTAGTTTTAGCATGTAAATTAGAAAAAGTATTCTTACTTATAATTCTATGAATTTCAACAGAAGTTTTCCCAGAAAGTATCATATCATTAATATCCTTTTCTTCAATATTGTCAGGCCAAATTACAATTGATTGATTTTGTTCAATTGATTTTTCCATTCTTTTTATTATCTCTACATTTCTTGGTTCGTTATCATAGATAACCGTATAATCTTTTTCATCCATATCTAATTTAAAATCTGCACCAGCAACAGCAAGACAATTATCAAGAAACAGACTATCAATCGGCCCTTCAACAACAAAAATATGTTGGTTAGAATTAATTCTATCAAGACCAAATATTTTATTTTTTTCTTTTAACATTATAGTAATATATTTTGGATTTTCTTTTCCAAATGCTCTGCCTTGATAACCAAAGAAAACATTTTCCTTATCAAAAAAAGGAATAATTAATCTTGGGTGGTCTCCATTAAGTGATGGAAACTTATTAGGTAAAAGTGTATTCGTAAATTTAAAAAATTCGGGTGCAAAATATAATTGAGAATAATATTTTTGTGGAATTTTTCTTTCTTCTACAAATTTTACTGCTGGGTGTGATGAAGTTTTTAAATCATCAAAAGTTTTAAGTTGATATAAAAAATCTTCAAATATAAGTTGGTCGTGTGTATTGAATTCTGGTGGTTTAAAATCAAATGTTGGTTTTTCAGAAGAATGAACGCCAGATGTATATCTTGCCATTACATACTCTTTGTGCAAATCTGCATCAACATATTTTATTAAATTAGACAATGTTTTTCCCACCGAACAATTATGACATTTGTAAAAGAAATCATTCTTTTTTTGAAAAACATATCCTCTGGCTTTCACTTTACTTGTTTTGGAATCGCCACAATAAGGACATCGAAAATTAAAAAGATGATTTCCCTTTTCTTTAAATTGTTCTAATTGAGGAGCTAATCTCCTCATGAATTCTATATCAATATGGTTGTACATAACAAATCGTTTCTTATAATATTACACGAAAAAAAAGAAAATGTCAAGATTAAAATTGTATAAATTTATTTAATATAAATCCCACTACAACTGCACCACCAATGATTAACCATCTCCATTTTTCTAAAAGACTAACTCTATCATTTAAGTTAACCTTTAAACTTTCAATATTTTTCTGGTTTTCATTTATAATATGTTGTTCAGTATTAGTAATCCTATCATATAATTCTCTATTAATTGTAGTAATTCTACTATGAAGTTCTTTAATATCGGTTGCTAATTCTTTTCTTTTTTCTTCTATTTGTGCTGTATTATCACTAAGAATTTCATCTTGTCGTTCAATCTTTTCTTCATGAACTGCTAACATGATATGAATAGAACTTGATACATCTGTAATCTTTGTAATCGCTCTATCTAATCTGACATGAATTTGTTTCATCTCTGAAACGTCTCGTTTCAGAAATTCAATTGCTGTTCCCAAATTGTTCTTATCTGGTGATGTACCATTTCCTTTAATCATTCCATCTGACATGTTAGCAGTTCTCCTTAATTAATTTAGTTTTCTTTAGTTATCAAAGTCCATGCACCATAAATTATAGC